TGTAAGAATGATGCTCTTGGTTGGTCCGGGATCCATGAGCAGTGAATCCACCCGCTATTAGGCTCACCCGGAGTATAAAATTCTAAGATCAACTGATCCGGTGTAAGGTTATCTTTAATCCAATCAAATAATTCAGCATTGTCCACGCCCACAACTTCGAAGTCTGCGGCCTCAGCTTTGGCATGCTGCGATCTAGCAGAGCTACCAATCGCCTCGCATAATTCTACGCTACGAAAACCGCTAGTGATCTTAACCCTGCCAAAATGGTCACGTACCGGTTGAAGAATATTTTCACACAACGCTTTTAGTTTTTCTATCTGCTCTGCGTTAGGATTGTTGTTGATACCCTTTCGTATTGCAGTATCCGATTTAATTAACTCTGAGAGAGTAAAGTTCCGTGTAAGATTCATGCTATGTCTGTTAATAAAGTTATAAGGACAGCCCCCATACCTCCGACTATCCAATATTCTAATCTTTTAATACGTTCTTGCATTTCTTTTATTTGCTCAAACATTATGTTTGTCTCCTACTAGCAATAACTTGCTCTTCTGGTGATAATAGGGCTTGTTGTGTTCGTGTCAAGTTAGTTCTTGGATCAATTTGTTGCGCATTTACTTGTGTACCCACTACTGGTTGTGGTGTGCTTGGTAACGGTATTAATGGTGCTTCTTCAAATAAAAAATCATTTAAATCAAGATCAAATGGTCCATCTAATGGTAATGTTCTAAATAAACTTCTCATAGATCTTAAAGTTGGTGCAACTTCAGTAAACACATTTGGATCACCTAAATTTCTTGCAATCTCAGCAAATCTTGCTTGTATGTCTTCTGATGGAAAATATGGTTCAAATTTTCCAACTGCTAAATTACGAAACGTTACAGGACTTATTTGTCTATCACTAAACTCTCTTCTTAATTTTCCTGCATCTACTCCAAGAATTCCTGCAGCAGATATATTTTTATTCATCTCTTGTTGAACTAAAAATCTAGCTCTGTTTGAGTTATAGTATGCATTAATAACATCATTTGGTTTTATTCTACCACCTCTTAATATTCCAAAGTAACCACCAGTAAACTCTCTTCTAGCATTTCTAATACCCTCTTGATATTCAGCTATTTTAAATCCCATGGATTGTAGTGGATCTACTTTGATAGGACGTAATCCCATAAACCCTGCTAGTTCTGGTCCTATATTTAATTCATCTCCACGTTTTGTTGGTATACCAAATGCAGCTTCACCTAATCTTTGAAATTGTTTATACGATGGTGCAAGTGCTTGACCTAAATGTAAAAATGTAATCGCAGTTTTATCACCTGCTGGTGTTTGATCAGTATATAATCTTCTACCTTCTTTGGTTCTACCACCTCTAATAAATATATCTGCTGATGCTTCTGTCCAGATAGACTCTGATATAAATGGATTCATTATTTCTGCGCCAGCTTCAGTTACACCTTCTACAAACCCAGATAACAATGTTTGATCTGTGGCTTCACCTGCAATAATATTATTTACTAAAGTTCTATATGGTCTAGCAATTACATCATAAGCATTGCTGTGACTAAAATCTATGTAACGTAATTCACCATCATCAGTTCTTATTGGTATGATTGTAGAGTTTTTAGACCAGTCAGGAACAAACTGACGTAAAGCTTGTATTTCATCTTCTGTAACATCGTAAATGGCTTTTGCACCTTCTGTTGCAATTACAGGAACTGCTCCTAAAGTAAATGCCATACCTGATATTCTTTTAAATCCTGTGCCATACGTTCCTCTATCTATTGCATTATTTTTAACTAGACCTTTACCCTCTATAAAAACATATGGGGTGACGTTGCTACCTCTTATAACCTCACCTGAATTTGGTATGTGTCGTAATTCTTTTAAACCTTGCTCTGCAATATTGGTTGTAGTTCTAATTATTTCAGATGGAAATGACATAAAATTACCGATTGGTAATATCCTAGCAGTCTTAACCGCAGATCCAACGTATGCGTAGTTTGGCACCGTGTTTTTAACTATGTTAGCTGCCTCTTGTTTTAATCCTCTTAACACGCCTTCTTTATTTATATCGACGCCCCTTTTAATAGCAGCTTTTTTTAATCTATCTAATTCAACAACATAGTTTGTAATTTTCCATGTGTCGTCCTCTGCAACATACTTACCTTGAAAGAAACTGCCAAGTTTTTTAAATCTAGTTAAAATTGGATTTAGTATTGCATCTGTAGATATAGCGCCTGGGTTACCAGTTACATCTTTTAATAAACTTACAAGATCTCCTATTTGCACTTGTGAGTTTACAACCCCAAGCTCTAATAATTCTCTGTAAGCTGCTTGTGCTTCTGCAGAATTTGGACCTAGTTTCAAGAGCCCTGATGTATCAATACCCTCAGCGAAAGCTTTTCTTAATAAGTTAGGATTAGTTATACCTTCAAACAGCACACCGTTTGCGGCAGCAAACGCACCGGCACTAAAAAAATTACGTAAGTGTGTAGGTATAGATAAAACTGTTTTTGCAAGTTGTGATATTCCTTTTGGAAACAATAATAAATTTCTGTAAAACCACATCGCTGCTTTTTCTGCACCTTTCGCACCTTCACGGCCTCTAACAATACCAGTCAAACTTGCACCAACATCATTTATATTTGCAATGCCGTCTGCTATTTCTTTTGTGGTATATTTACCAGATAAAGGATTAGATAATGTGCTACCACCAGGTAATTTTTGTATAACACTATCAAGAGAAACTATTTCAATACCAGTTGTTGGTGATTGCACAGCTTGTTTTGCAAGATCCTCACTATCCCAAAAGAAACCTCTACCACCACCTTGTTGCACTTTTAAATTTTGTTGATTTAAATCATCAAGATATGTTGCTGTTCTTGCAACTGCAGATAAATTAGTCATCGCATTAAATATAGAATATCTTGGATCTTCTATTTCACCAAACAATTCTCTAAATACTTTACTACCTTTACCAGGTATCTTATCAAAAGTTTTTTTCTTAGACATAGCCGTGCCATTTGTATAGGTAATATCGGGTAAACCACCTGCTTTCTTTTTAACTTGTACTTGATTAATAATATCATCTACTAAAAATTTTGCTCTTTCATAATATTCCGTGCTATCTGGATCAAAAGCTGTTGTTCTAGTTTTATCTGTTTTTGCAAGATATCTTCTAAATAAATTTATTGCGTTTACATACGCTTGATCTGTTGGTTTAAATTTTTGAAATAATTTAAACAGACCTCCTGGCTTTTGAAATATTCTATATGTGCCACCTAGCCAACCTTCTATTCTATCTTTCATAATAGCTTGTAAATCTTTTGCACCTGCGGATACTTTTTTACCTGCATTTCTATTTAATATATTAATTAAATTAGTAAACTCACCTCTAGCATTATTTAAATTAGATACTATGTTTTGCACAGATTCTTCACCTATATCTGATTTCTGTAAAAATTTTACAAGATCATCTACGGCTTTTGGATTTATTTCTTTTGTTAAATCTCCTTCAAATAATACATCATTTATTTTTTTATAAAAATCTACCTGCTCCTTGTTTGTGGATGTATCGAAAAACTTACCTGTTCTAGGAAATATTCTATCTACTTCTCTTGTAATATTTTCTACGATCTCTCTTGCTCTAAAAGTATCTCTTGCTTTAAGTCCTGCTTTTGCCATTTCAGCCTCAAACACTTCCGTCGGTAAATCACCTCTTGGTCTAAAATATGAACCTATGTATTTATCTACCCATCTTTCAAAAGCACTATCACTATAAGCAAGATCTTTACCTCTTTTAGCTAAAGCTTTACCTGCTTTACCCACACCATAAACAAATGGTGTAATAAATATAGACTCAGTTCCAAACTTTAATCTATTTAATATTCTTCTACCTGCTTCATCTCTACCTTCACTTTCAGTTGTATCTAGTGCAGTTGGTCCTTCAAAAAAATCTCCAAATGTTCCTATATCTTCTACATCTGCAACAAGTGTTTCTCCTGTTGCACCACCAAATACACCTGCCGCAAATCTTTTTGTACCATCAGGTATTCTATCATTTAATGATTTTGCTTGTTTCATACCGTCTTGTACGGCTTTAGTTTTTAAATTAGCATACGTGCCAGTTTTCTTTGCTTTAATTGCTTTATCAGCTAGTTTAGTTGCAAGTTTAAAACCTGCACCACCTGGTATACCTATCTGTGTAAATACTTCTACAAGTTTACCAGCAACTCTTTCTTGTGCCGTGTCTTCAAATATATTTACATCATCAAAAAATTTTTCTATGGTTGCCACCGTATTTGAATCTGCTCCAAGATCTACGAGTTCTGCACCAAGAGATACGACTCCTTCAACTGTTTTTAACAAACCAGATGCAAAACCAGCACCAACAGATGTGTACCATGCTGCTGAGCTATTTTCTTCTGAAGGTATTAATGGGACAAATTCTGCCATTTATTGCTCCTAATCGTAGAAGCCTATGCCGAAATCACTATCGTCTTCTATATTAAAAACCTCTTTAAATGTTTTATCTGGTTTTTTTTCTTGACCAAATAATCCTGGTGTTGGAGCTTCAGGTTTTGGTAAAAACTTACCTTCTTCATCAGGAGTCATTGGAGCGGACATATCAAAAGGTACAAATCCTAAAGCGTTTGTTTCTGGGTCTCTAACTAATTTTTTAAGTGTTCCTGAATTTACATCATAAAAAATTTTTCCAACTTTGTTTTTATTTCTTTTTGCAAATTTAGTAGCTTTATCTACATCACTTAAATCTTCTTCAACAATACCACCTATTTGTGTATCACCCACATTTTGTCTTAAATCTGGAAGAATATTTTTTATGTAGTTAGCATGGTTTGAAGCTTTTATCTGTGCGTTAGGATCACCTTGATAATTATCTAAATATAATTGTGTAAGTTGATTTAATGAAAACTCATCACCCGCTGCTATCTTTTCTCTTTCAACAGCTAATCTTTTTTCTAATTGACTTTCTTCAAAGTCTCTTTCTTCTTGAGCTAGTTCTTTTGCAAACGCTCTGTCAGATGCTGTTTTCGATGCTGCTGCTTGAGTTGCTTGTAATCTTCTAAATGGATCTTGTGCAGCTACCGCAGCTGTTTGAAATATATTACCTCTTGGTGGTGTTGATAAAAGATTTAAACCAAAACCAGTTAAAAATCCTGGTAAACCACCTACTTGAAAGTTAGGCATTTGAGTTCCATTTGCGTATTGTTTTCTTGGTTGATCTAATCCTGATGTAATACCAGTTCCCGCTGATCCACCTATTCTAAACATTGGTCTTTTTAAAGTTCTATTCATTATCTTGGTCCAAAATTAAAATTACCTTGTAATTTACCTGTTAGTCCACCATAGATACCAGCGAGTGTTGTACCAACACCTAATGCAGTTTGTAATGGTGTAGGGTTAGGAACGTTTGTTGCCGTTGTTCCACCTGGATAACCACCCATGAGTGATGCCACTTGACCACCAAATCTATCTAATTGTTCTTGTGGTAAGAACGTTGCCTGTCTTGTAGCCTCTCTTTGTGCATCTAGTTCAGCTTGTCGTTGCGCTTGGTTCAGTGCGCCCAACTGACCTAAACGTCCAATATCTGTTCCTGTGGCTGCTTGTTGTGTTTGACCTAAAGTTGCTTGAAATCCACCTAAACCTCGTAATGCTGAAGCTAGTCCTCCTCTGTTTTGAATATCTTGCTGTCTAGCCGCTGCTGCTTGATTAAAACCTTGTTGCAAGAGACCGGCTTGTAATAATGCTCGTTCTCTCGCAGCCCCTGTGCCAAACTCTGCGAGTTGCACTCCCGCTCGACCAGCGCCGAGCGCACCCAAAGCTGCTTGTTGATCTCGTATACTTTGTTCTTGTATAGCTTTATTACGATCAAACTCTGCTAATGTAGCATCAATAACTTGTGATTGATATGGGGACATAAAATTTTGTACGTCTTGTTGAAAAGCTTGTGCTCCTAAACCTACTCCTCCTAATGCTGTTCCAGCATCTGCAGCGGCTGCCTGTGCTTTTTGTAAAAATGGTGAGAAAGATCCTACACCTTGAGTTGCTAATTCTTGTGCTCGCGTTTGTAATGCATCTTGTTTTGCTACCTCTGGTGCAAGTCCTTTTAAAGCTTGTTGTCTTTGTTCAAACCCTACTGCTGCTCTTCTTTGAGCATCAAATAATTCTTTTCTTTTTTCAAATTGTTTATCCGTTTCAAAATCTTGTTTATCAGGTTGTGCCATTGCACCCAAAGAAGCTAAACCACCTGTTACTACGGGTGTGCCTTGTTGAGCTAATATATTTTCAGCTAAATTTGTACCAAGCTTTTCTATAAAGGGTGCTGGTCGTTGTATTACGGTTTCTGTTGCCATTATAAGACTTCTCCTAATCTTTGTGATGTTTGAAACATTTTACGTGCGCCATCCATGCCTTGCGATTCTTCTGATACTTCACCCCCGGCTTCGAGGTTCTTCATCATGTTATACATAACTTCTGCGCCTTTGTCTACATCTCCGTCACCTGCATTTCTAACAGCATCTGCTGTAAATACAAACTCATTCTTTGATAATCTTGCCGGCACATCATCTGCTTTTTCCATTCTACCTATTGGTACAAAGCCACCTTCTTCTCTAAGATCCATTTCTTTGCCACCCATGTCTAATAGTGGCATAGTTTTTTTAGCCACCGGTTCTTTGTCAGTAGATCCACCCTCTGCAAACTGTCTAAAATTACGATATAATTCTGGGTACCTCATAATAAGTTCAGGGTCATCTATATCTGGTCCAAGATCCGTGGTCTTTGTTTTGTCCTCTTTTGGTGTCGTTAAACCTGCCGCTATTGATGTACCTAAAATAGCTGCCCCTGTTTTGCCACCTGGAATTAAATCAAAAATACTAGTTGCACCACCTTGATAATCACTAGATCCAGCTTGCATTAAAGCTTTATTAACTGACATGTTTTTTAAAAAACTTGGTTGTAAACTACCAAAAATACCTTTGCCTGATAAAAAACTACCACCTGCATACAATAATGCAGCTTTACCTATTGGTGACTTTGCAATTTTTTTAATTGCTCTTGTTGCTTTTTTTAATCCTTTTCCAATTGTATCTGCAACACCACCTAAAAATAATTCTTGTCTTGCAATATCTGCTAAACCACCATCCGCGTAACCTGCTGCTGGTATGCCTAAACTTCCTTGAGCAGATAATAATTGTGGTGATGGTGCAACGTAACTTGGGTCATTTATTTTATTAAACATATCAGTAAATCTTTTAAATCCTTCTGCACCTTGAAAGAGTTCAGTGCCTACCATATCTCTACCACGATGAAACTCACGAATCTTACGAGTTTGTTCTGCAAGAGCATCAAACGCACTTTGAGCAGAATCAAATCGTTGGCCATCTTGACTTAATCCAGCTAATTGTGTGCCCTTATAAGGGTCTTGTTGTGGTGATTGTAAAAAATTAATAGCACCAATTTCTGGTCTCGGTCGTGTTATTGTTGTAGGCAGTTGTCCAGGTTTTGGAGTAAATAAATTTCCTTGAGGATCCCTTCGAACTCCTTCTAAATCATAAAAAAAATTTGGAACATCTTGTGTTGTTCTAAATTTCATCATTTCTTCAAAAGAAGAAAAACCTTGCGGAGGACCTGCTGGAAACATTCCAGGAGGAGTCTGCATAGGATTAAAAGCTTCATCAATTTTTGGTCCACCAGCTCCTGGTAAACCACCAATACCACCACCTGAACCTAAACTAGATTCAGCTGTTTTTAATCTTTGATTAATACCTTGTAACATTTGTTCTGCAGAGGTCACATCACCACCTAGTTGTTCTAATCTTTGTTCGATACCACCGCCTTCTTGAAGACCAACTCGTCCACCATCTGCCATTAATCTAAAATTAGGAAAGAATGGATCTTCTTCTTCGTCCTCTTTTGGTGCTTGGGCCATGATGCCTGTTCGTAAAAGAGGTGAGCTATCATCGCCTTGATTAAGTGGATTACCAAATGCATCTATCTCTCCTGATAATCTAGCTGACATGTAATCATCATAAGCTTTTTCTAACTCCTGTTGAGTCATATCAAAACTTAATCCAGGTATTTTACCTGCTCTAATTACATCTTCAAAAAAAGCTCTGTTTTTACGAGCACTAAAATCTGCAAATTTTTGTATTGGTTTTTTTAAAAGACGACCAAACAAACCTGGAACATTTACCTCTGGTCTAGTGTATTTAAATTTATCAAATTCTGCTTCTCTACCTAATTGTTTTTCACTTTTAACATCTCTTAAATTTCCTGTTACAGCGTATTGTTCTCTTCTATTATCTGCGCTACCAGGTCTTTCAACAGGGCCTGCCTTTGCAGCTCCTGGAGCTGTATCTTTTCTTCCACCTTGATAACCACCTGGTCCACGATAACCTGGTCTTTTCTTACCTTTCATTGGTGGGTTTACAAGTTGTTTGAATTGTTGTGCGTTTGTTATAGCCATTTATCTATTCTATTTTGTTTCTCCAAATAAATCAAGACTAGGCATGATCACTCTAACATCTTTTCTTATGTCAGATTCTGGTATACCTTTGGCTTTCCACTCTATATCATCCTTGTAGACCTCGCCTGTCTTCATATTTGTTATTGTTGTTATAATCTCTTTTGGTTCTATTGTTGGTATATCTTTCATTATGTTGTGACCTCCTTTTTAATGTTTAGATAACTAACCGCTACATCAAACGAACTGGTGTTGCTTGATAGAATGGTTAGGGTATTACCACCCTCAACCACCAATGGTTGAGTAAGTAATTCTGTTGTAACGTTTGCTGTCAACGCTGCTGATTTTATTGCTGTAATACTATTGTTTGTAACTGTAACGGTAGGTGTGCCCTCTGATGTAACTAATATAGATTTAATTACATATGTTTCATTTGCTAGAGGATTACCACTACCAAAAGGATTTATAGCGCTTCCTGATGTGCTGTTATCTGTTCCTACAAATTTAAATAAATTAGCCATTAATTAATAAAGAAGTTAAATGCTTCTACCTCCTCTTTTAAATCTTCTTGAAATGTTGAATTTAATTTTTCTACGATTGCATCAAGATCTCTAACTTGTGCTTCTGCTGTAAACAAATCATATTCTTTACTAGGTCTAGTTATTACTTGTGCTATCTTTGCCATTATCTACGTCCATCTGGTTGTATGTCTAATCTAAAAGTTCCTAATTTCCAACTTTGAGCAGACGATGTGTTTTCTACTTTTAATGCAACAGCTCTTGCTCTTGCTCGTGTATCTACTTTTTGTGTAGATGATGAAACTGTAAATGGTCCTAGTGATGAGCTAGCTTGACTATCGTTTGGAAAATTTCTTAATTGTAGTGTAACTTGTGTGTTACCAGTTTGTGATATAAAGTCAGGTATAAATCTTCTTATTTTCATTATAAATTCACCATCTCCTCTAAGGTCTGCAGCTCCTGTAGTTTGACCTAATGCAGTTGTTCTTTGACTTATATCAAAGTCTCCAGATGCAATGTTTGCAGTAATAGCTGTAACAGCTCCACCCTTAACTTGATCAGTTCCTGTTTCATGTTCATAGTATGTTGTTCTACCCTCTGTGTTGCCCACGACATCAAAAGATGTATCTGTGGCTGCATCATACTCTAACGCGTGTGGTGATCCAAATACTGCAGAATCCTCCCACATGGTTCTAGCTAACGTGCCAACAGTCCATACGGGTCTTCGTGGTGATGAATCAAAATAATTATAACAAACCATTCTATTCACAACAGATGATCCTGTTGTTGGATAAAACCACATAACCTCACCAAACAAATTATTTAATCCTGCAGATACCATTTGATTACCAGATTCTAAGTTTATATTATTGTAAACATGATCCTCCACTAAACATGGTAGTGATTCTAATTTACCTGCATATCTAAAGAAACCATTTTCTGACATCCAATATGCAGAACCATCAACTTCAACACAAGCGTTTTGTCCAACAAGTCCACAGTGTGTTCCAACTTGTGTAAATGCAAAAGTCAAAGGTGAACCAATAAAACGCATCGTAAACAAAGCTGTATCAGTCCAAACAAGAATCGCATCACGACCTCTAATGGCTCCTCTGATCTGTGATCCATCAGCCAGTCTATCTGTACCAGCTGTTGTTTCTGCCGTTTGTGCATAATTAGTTATGTCCTCTTGATCCGAAAATCGAATAAACATATCGTCTTGTGTAGATGTGTCTCCAATAGTTGTTTCTGTACCAAAAAATACTAAATGACGTTGAGCAGATACTAACATATGTCTTGATGCAGTCGGTGCACCAGATATAATTGTTGCTCTTGTATCTGTTGCATTTGATAAAGATGAATCCCATTCAAACACTGCACTATCATGTATTAAACAAATTGCTTTGTCACCAAAGTTGTCAAGTGACCACATACCTGGTTCTAATACTAAATCACCAGATGCAGCTTCACCCCATGCTACATAGTTTGCTGTACTAGTTATCGTATCTCCAGCACCGTGAGATGCAGCTGTCGTATTTCTCACACCTCTTATTACACCTGTTAACTCGTTGGATGTATTGATTCCTGTATAAGATATTTCTTCTGTGCCTATTAATAAAAAGTTTGTACCCGAACTTGGAAATTGTGATGGATCTGCTAATGTAATACTAGTTGTAGCTGATGAGTTAATTGCACCAGATAGTGTTGTTGTAAAAGCTCCTACCTCTTCACCACCCCAAGTTCCTAAAGACCAACCAAAACCTTTTGCTTGAACTGCTGGTCCTACAGGATAATAATGTTGAACTCTAATACCTCCTGATTCTGATGCACCAGATCCTGATTCGTTCGAAGGCATAGTTACGGTAAGTGTCGTACTAGTCGGCACAGTTGTTACCATAAATTTTTTATTATCAAAATCTGTCGATGAAAAATTAGAATTGGTTATCGCACTAAAATTATCCAGTAGTATTATGTCTCCTGCTGATATGCCATGATCTCCACTAAAAGTTATTGTAACAGCTGTTTCTCCGTTGGTCGTGGTAAATGCATTTGTAAGCGTTGTTGTAGATTTAATAGGATGTATGTCATAAAATACACCACCTGAGTATGCATATAAAATTCTGTTTGTGCCAATGATTGCGTATTTTCGACCTAGACTATTTACATAGTGATGTAAACCACGTCCTGCACCTGTTAAATTACTTTCACCTAATTGCTTCCAACCACCTATTTTTTCAGGTGTACCATATCTAAAACGAACATTATCACAATCAATCCACTGACCCTCTGCAGTCGTTGGTGTAATTTGTTTATTTATACCAGGTTGAAATCCTATCTTCTGTAACATAGACCTCCAGATTATATTAGATTGCGTTGTATATCAACGAGTTTTGACTATTCCTAGCATTGGTCTTTTATCATACAAATTAGACTTTGCAAACCTTCCATCTGCATGATTATAGTGTAAAAACACCTGACCACATAAATCACCCTCAAAAGGCTCTCGCCAGTGCTCTAGTTCACAACCAGAGTAGATAAGCATATCTCCTGGTTTTAAGTCTACTTTTACACCTTTAGGTGCACCAGGCTTATGTATGTTTTTATACTCGTCTATGACGTTGTTAGACCCCGTAGGATCGATAAATATAGGCCAGTTATCTCCACCTAGATTAAGTGTAGTGGATATTTCACAGCTAGGTCTATCTTTGTGTCTTCGTAATATATTGCCTTTTCTATAGAGTCTTGTGTAAGAATATGTAGGCACTAATTTAAGTCCTGTTTTTTTTTGCATCACATCTATGGTTTTAACCAACAATGTTTCCATAAGTCTATCACTATATTTAGCATAAGAGTTTGGAACTTGTGGATCGTTAAAATTACCAACTAAAGAATTACCAACGTGTGTTACACCATTATTTAACATCCAGTAATCTGCTTCTGCTGATATTTGTAAATATCTATATGCCACGTCTGCTATCTCTTTTGATATAGCACCACGTATAACTTGATATTTATTTTTTTTAAAACTCATAATTGTATAAAATTATAGGATACAGATATTCTCCAATTTTTTTCGCCTTTTTCTGTATTCATATTTATATCAACACCATGAGGAAGCCAAGATGGAAAGAATATCATGCGACCTTCTACAGGTTCATAAGCACAAACTCTCCACAATGCTTCCGGCATATCTTTTACTCTTCTAGGCATAACTATATTAGGTCCTGGTCTAGGATCTTCTAAATATAAATGACCTGATTTTTTTGGTACTTTAATATAATATACACCTGACCACATTGAATTAGGGTGAGTATGAAGTTTATTATAACTATATGTTGGATTAATATTAGCCCACATATTACCCAGTCCTAGTTTACCTTCGATACCATAGTCTTGATTACACTCGTAAGCCATTTTAAATAATTCTTCTATCAAAGGTTTATATTCTTTTCGTCTATCCATATCAGTTTTACTATGCCAACCAAAACCAGAATTGGTTTTCTTTTCCCCTTCAGGATCTGCCTTGCGCCACTTTTTTATTTCTTTAAATAAATATTTATTAAGTTCTTTAGCGTTAGGTATATCTTTAAAATATACAGCAGTTGGAAATAATATCTTTCTTATAAGTTTACTCATTTAAATGGTGGTCCTCCAAACCACATCACTAGAGATTTTCTTACACCTTTTTTAACAGGTGCAACTTTGTGTCGTAAAAATGATGCAAAGAATATTGCTTGTCCTTGTTTCAAGGGCAGTGGTTTTTGATCACCCATTTCTGAAAAAGTTAATTCACCACCTGTAAACTCTGATGGATCTGATAACAAACAAGTCATAGATATTTTACGTATTGGATTCTGACCTTGTTGACCAAAAGCGTTTAGATCCATGTGCCAATCATAAAAACCTTTTTTAGGATACACCGTAAATTGTGCAGGTTCCGTAAGTCGTACACCATCAAACATAAAATGATTTAAATTTACGATTGATAATTGGTTTTCAATTACTTTGTACATCTGTGGTAGTTTATTAAAAGGTATCCAAGATATGGTTGTTACTCGTTTCTTGGTATCATACTTACCTTTTTCCCCACCACCAACTTTTGCCTGTTCTGGTGCACATTGATGACCAGCATCAATAATCATTTTACATTGCTCTGGTGAAAACATTGGTTGTGTTGTTATGGCAACATAAGATTGCCATGCGGGCATTCGTGGTACTTGTGTCATTCGTTTTGTCCCGATCCAGTTCGTGATGCTACAGGATTGTAATCAATATCCACATTACAAACTAATGTTCTCCTAGTTTCTTTGGTTCCGTTAAATGGATATACGCAGTGTCTCATGTCGTACGGAAAAACATAAAAGTCTCCTATTTTCATATTTGGTGAATAATCTGTTTTAGAAAATTGTCCGTTAGCTGCACCGATAATCTGTAGTCTACCATTCATGGGTTTTGATTCTGCTGAATATTCTACACCTGTTTCTTTAGGTAATTTCATAATCATTACAGAAGACAAACCTGTATAAAGTTTACCTTGATGTATGTGCACAGGATTGTACTCGTGTGCTTTCATTTCATTAACCCAAATAGAATTTATAGATTTGTTTGTTGGACCAATCTTGTTCCATTCTGTGTAGTGGTCAAAGATAGACATAAACCATTTCAATATATCTTGTGGTAAAAAACAATGTTGATGCATTTTATCATTGTTAGGACCAGAATAAAACAAAGATACTTCGTCTTGTATTTTACCTACTAATTGCTTGTTAGCTTTTGGTAATTGTTTCTTTTGTTTTTCATAGATCTCATTAAGACCTACAAAAATTTCTAAAGGGACTTGATATTTTAAAACGGTTTGCCCTAGATAGACAAAGTCAAACTTCATTTTAATTTTTTAGTTTTTTTACTATCTAAAGACAAGGTTTTTTCTTTTAAACCTTTTTCCAAAGCCTCTAGTTGACCTAGTATATTAAACACTTCTGGTTGTGTGGTGCCAGGAGTTATGGTTTCTTTTTGTCTTTGAAATCTTAATAGATATGATTTTGCTTGGTGCGTGTTAACATCTTCTTTATCAAAGTTACCATCATCAAACTCTTTTTTAAGTTTAGACCAAGTGGCTACTTCTCTCATTCTATGTTTAGCAACTAATTCCATTTGTGCTTTTGCATATAATTTTTCTTCTAGTTCAACTTGTTTAAGTTCTTTCTCTAATGGATCTTTTTCTTTTTTAATATCTCTTTGTAGTTTTTTTATCTCAACTTCATTTTTTCTCGCATCAAAAGATAGATGCACTAAGTTTTCAAAGTGTGTATTCTGTTCTCTAACAGACTGCCAATACTTTGCAGCTTTGGTTGGATATTTGTTATCTGATAACACAGAGAATCTCATTTCTGTTTCTGTACGAAACATTTGTTTTTTCATCCATGTATCTTGTAGTTCGGGTATTAATTTTTTAAAACTTTTAACATCATCTTTATCTAAGATGTTTGTTAAATACTTTGACTCTGTTTCTAGCTTGGTTGCTATATTACGTTTTTCTTTTGACATATTTTCTCCTTTATCATTTCTAAATTCTTTATATACCTTTCTATAAAAAGGTCAAGTCTAGTCGAAACTTACATCAGCTAAAGTATTATCTGCTGTAAATTCTTCTGTTGCTGTTTCAGCAGTTCCTCCTGGACTTCCAGAAAAAGCTAAAGCAGTTACACCACTTGTTTTTGATGCAGATAATCTATTTCTTGCGGTGCTAAGATCATTTACTTCTGTCCAACTAGATCCATTCCAAAATTCTGTATTGGCTTTTGTGCCAGGTGCACCACCAAAAGCTAATGCTCCACTTGTTGTTCCTGAAGCTGCAAGTGCAGATCTTGGATTATTTACATTTCCAACTTCTGTCCAACTAGATCCATTCCAAGTTTCAACATTTGCTGTTTCTGGTGGTTCTGAACCACTTATTGCAATAGCTGACGTATTAGATGATCCACATCCTCCAAGTTCTTCTCTTGCTGTGCTTAAATCCGATACTTCCGTCCACGCAGATCCATTCCATGATTCTGTAAGTGCTTTTCCTCCTGTTCCTCCAAAAAATAATCCAGATGTTTGTATTCCTGCTGGAGCCCCACCTCTTCTTCCTGTGTTTACATCTCCAACTTCTGTCCAGTTTGAGCCATCCCAAGATTCAACATTAGTGACATTAGTATTAGGACCTGGAGTATAACCTGAAACTGCTAAAGCAGCTGTTTGAGTTCCTATACCGTGATCAGCTGCAGAATATCTTGCCGTATTCATATTATTTAATTCTGTCCAAGAATTTCCGTTATACGCCTCAGTATTAGTTGTAGATGGTCCTAAATCTCCACCAGCACATAAAGCAGCTGTTTGAGTTCCTGAACTATAAGCTCCATATCTACCTGTGTTTAAATTACCACCACTAGCCCATGTTGCAGCAGGTATTCCAGCGCCTTTTCCAAAACCTTTTAACGTTGTGCCTCCAGATAAAAATACAAAACCTTCTGTTAAGAAAGATGCTGTTGGAGGTGGAAAAGAAAATTCTTCTGTGTTTGCAACATATGTTGTAGTATAACCACCGAAAGTCAATGCTGATGTGCTACTATTAGATGATTGTGAATTTAACGACCTTCTACTAGTTGCTAAATCATTTACCTCAGTCCAACTTGTACCATCCCATGCTTCAACCTGTGCAGTATTAGGAGAAGGAGTATTTCCACCAACAGCTAATCCTGCTGTAGAGGTACCTGCTGCTGCAATTTCTGCTCTACCTGTGTTCATATCTCCGACTTCAGTCCAACTTGTGCCATCAAAAATTTCTGCTACAGCCGAAATAGATGGAGCTTCTCCTCCAAAAGCTATAGCAGCTGTGTATGCTGTTCCCGCACTTCCTAAGTTTCTTCTTCCTGTATTAAGATCATTAAGTTCAGTCCAAGAAGATCCATTCCAATATTCATTAGTTGCCATTGGTGCAGGAGGCACTCCAGCAAAAGCAATTCCTGCTGTTGATGTTCCTGCTTGACCACCAGCACCTTTATTTGAATTTGTTTCTGTAGTTTCAGTCCAAGAAGAACCATCCCAAGATTCTACTTGATTTGTATAACCTGGAGGTTGATAACCACCAACAGCAAAAGCCGCAGTATAAACTGTACCCATTCCTTGTGTTAATCTTCTAGCATTGTTTAAATTATTTACTTCAGTCCAACTAGAACCATCATACGTTTCAGTGTTACCTGTTTCAGGTGGGGTTTGACCACCAATACATAACGCAGCTGTTTGAGTTCCTACTCCTCCTAGCTCTGATCTTGCATCATTTAAATTACCACCAGCTGCCCATGATCCTGCATTTACGACTGGATCGCTGTCTAGTGTTTGTATTGTTACGCCTTTTATTTCCTTATACGTTGCCATAATTAACTCGCTGTAATTGTTTTGTTAGCTAAACTTGCTGTCCATTCTTCTGTTCCAGCTAATGGACTTTGGTTACCACCAGTGGCTAGCGCGCTAGCACCACCTGTACCACTACCAGTAATACCCCATCTCGCTTGTGATAAATTATTTAATTCTGTCCAAGAAGTTCCATTCCAAAATTCTGTGTGAACTTCACCAGGAGTTGGACTTGGTGATTCACCTCCAAAAACTAATACATTATTCACTGGAGCAGCCACAGTTATTCCCACGCTATATCTAGTAGTATTTAATTCTGCAATTTCAGTCCACGAAGATCCATCCCATTGTTCAACGTTATCTACACGAGTGTTTGTATAACCTCCCACGTTTAAAGCCGAGCTAGAACTTTGCCCCGCACCTTCACAAACATATCTTGAAGTATTTAAATCAGTAGTTTCTGTCCAACTTGATCCGTCCCATATTTCTGTAGCAGCGGTATGTGGTGGAACATTACCTCCACTAGCTATTGCACTTGTTGATGAGCCTGAGGAAGCTAAATTAGTTCTCCCTGTGTTTACATCATTTACTTCAGTCCAACTAGATCCATTCCATGATTCTGTATTAGCAACAACTGGTGGGGCATTACCAGTAGTCATCAGAGCAGCCGAATATGATAAACCATTTCCATTTGCACCATTTTCTCTTGATGTGTTTAAATCGTTAACTTCAGTCCAAGAACTACCATTATATTGTTCTGTTTTACCTGTTCCACTACCTGAGACAGACCCAGAAAAAATTAAAGAAGCTGTTTGTATTCCAGCGCCACTTGCATCACTTCGGCCAGTATTTAAATTACCACCGCTTGCCCATGTTGTCGGTGGTATATCTGTTATCGTTTCTTTAAAAGCGTTTGCTGTTGAATTAAAAAATAATTGTCCTTCGACTTGTTGAACAAAATCTGAAGGTGCTGTAAATTCTTCTGTTTCACTTTTTTTAGGATAACCTCCAAACGCTAACGCAGAAGATGCTGATGTGCCTGCTCCTGCTAAAATAGTACGAGCAGTCCCTAAATCATTTTGTTCTGTCCATGAAGTTCCATTCCAAGACTCGGTGTTTGCTACACCTGAAGGACCTCCACCATAAGCTAATACTGAAGTGCTAGCATCACCATTACCAGCTAAATGTTCTCTTGCAGTGTTTAAATTATTTACCTCTGTCCAACTTGTTCCATCCCAAGTTTCTGTATTTGCAGTGCTCGCAGGAGTAGAAATCCTACCCCCAAAAAAAACTGCATCCGTGTAAATTCCTGCTCCCGCTCCTCCATATCTAGCGCTATTTAGATCATTTACTTCAGTCCAAGTTGATCCATTCCAAACTTCAGTTTGTGCCACATATCCTGAAGGCGGAGCCGAACCACCTACTGCTAAGGCATTGGTTTGAGTTCCAATTCCAGCTCTGTAGCTTGCAGCTTTATTTACCTCTGCTATTTCTGTCCAATTAGTTCCATCCCAAGATTCTACGTTATTTAACCATGTAGTTGTATAACCAGCGATTCCTAAAGCAGCAGTGTAAACTCCTGCTCCTGCTATTGCTCTTCTAGCAGTATTTAAATCATTAACCTCTGTCCATGATGAACCATCGTATTGTTCAGTTTCTGCCCTATCTCTACCTGAAGAGGGTGGATTAGTGTCTCCACCAAAACCTAAAGCTGCAGTTTGTACTCCAGCACCACCAAGTTGTCCTCTAGCAGTATTTAAAGCACCACCACTTGCCCACGAGCCACCTGCTAGTTGATTAGCAATAGTGTCCGTTGACAGTGTTTGAACTGTAAATCCTTTTATATCCGAATAATTAGCCATAGGTTAAGACTATGGAAGATTATATACTACTGGTCTGAGATTACCTGGTTCAGCTTTTTCCTCATCCGATAATGCATCCCAAGCAGTTTGCGCCGCTTCGATCTGAGCAGTAACAATAGCTTGTGCTTCGTCTTTAGTCTTAATAGCACCATCTACTTTGCTGATCCACGCATCACCGTAATGATTGTCGCCTACAACCCATACTTCGCCAGGATGACCTCTTAGGTAAAAATGTTTTCTTTCTTCGTGAGTAAAGAAATTTTTTCCCCAGTTAGTCGCTGTGCAGTATTTATATGCCATAGTTGCTTCCTCCTTTTTCTTGTTTATAAATCATAATTAACTCTGTGTCACTGATTTAATTTGAAATTCTGCTGCTGACCATTCTTCTGTAGCTGTTGTTCTAATACCACTAACAGCAGGATTAGTTCCTGTGGACATTAATGCAGAAGAAGCTGTTCCTGCTCCAATTCCTCTATATCTTGCTAATGATAAATCAGCGACCTCTGACCACGTTGAGCCATTATATGATTCTGTGTTTGTTACCGTATTTGTATGATTACCAGTAGATCCTGAAAAAATTATTCCAGTGGTTGCGGGTCCTACTCCAGAAGCTCTTGCATCACCTCTAGCAGTATTTAAATTTCCACTTGCTGTCCAACTTGTGCCATTCCAATCTTCAGCAGATGAAGAAACGCTAGGTTCTCTTCCATTTGCCGCTACTCCTGCAGTGGTGGTACCAAAACCAGTCACAGCAAATCTTGCTGTATTTAAGTCATTTACTTCTGTCCAGCTTGTTCCATCCCATATTTCTGTAAGTGCTGAATTAGGTTCTCCACCAAAAGCTAGTGCAGCTGCCGTAGTTCCAAACTGACCACCATCAGATCTACCATTAGGTCTACTCAAATCTCCAACCTCTGTCCAACCTGATCCATTCCATAATTCATTACCTGACCCTGATGATGGAGAACCACCTGTACATAAAGCAGCGGTATATGTTCCACAACCTCTGACATAACTTCTTCCTGTGTTTACCTCAGAAACTTCTGTCCAACTTGATCCATTATATTGTTCTACAGCGTTTGTTGGGTTTGATCCATCATAACCTGACATGAGTAAAGCTGCACTGCTACTAACTCCTGCTCCAGCTGAAGTGCTTCTTTTTAAATTTGTATTTCCACCAGACGACCATGTTCCAATAGGCGCTCCACCTTCAGTTACTACTCTAAATTGTCCTGACCCAGAGTTATAATAAAAATCTCCAGTTTGAACTTCAGTTGGAGTTGGATCTTCTGTACGGGTTTGAACTTGAAACCCTTTTATCTCTTTATAACCAGCCATTATTATTTATCCCTTAATAGCCAACCTTGAGTAGAGTCTACGTAAACCAATGTGAAACCAGCTCTCTCGGTTGACACTGTTAAATCTGCTGCAGAACCCTGAATATTGTGTGAGTTTCTTCCTACTGTTAAATTGTTACTATCAAAAGTACCTGCGTAATCTATGATTGAAACTTCATCACCTTGTGTTGCTGATGATGGTAAAGTTACTGTAAAAGCTCCTGATGTTGTATTACAAAAATATCCTTCACCTGCTACTGCAGTAAAACCAGAAGTTTTAACAGCTTGCCATGACGTGCCACCAGATACTTCAGCAAAAGATAACTGACCAACACCTGTTGCACCTGATCCTGATACTGACGCTACTTTTAAAAATCTATCTGCTGTAACATTACCTGTTGGAAAAATTAAAGTATAAGATTGACCTGCTGAGTGTGCAGGAGATTGTAATTTAATACCATGAGAGTTAGATTCACAATTTAATTGAACAGTCCCAGCGTTAGTATTACCACCAATTTCAACAAGACCTGTTCCATTTGGTGTCGCTGTAATATTTCCATTTGCACCATCTGTAATTGTGATTGTTCCAGAGTTACTTCCTGAATTAGTATCTAAAACTAAATCATACGCACCGCTTGAAGTTAGAGTTGCTGCTGCAGCTCCTGTTCCAATTTTAGTTTCACCAGTTCCTTTTGGAACAATAGCTACATCTATATTAGAATCTCCTCCAGTTGCTGATAAACTAGGTGCATTACCTGTTGCAGCGTTTGTAATATCAAACTGGTTTACTGCTGAACTAGTTGTTTGAAATATTATTTGTTCGTTACCATTCTCATCATTTATTCCATGTGCATCATCAAATGCTATGTTAAAACTATTAGTGTCTAAGTCACCACCTAATTGTGGTGATGTATCGTCTACAACATCTCCACCTGTTTGAATTTCTACTATGTTTGGATTTGTTGAATCATCTGCTGTTGCTTGAACAATGGCAGTTTTTTTATTTGTTGCTGAAAAAGTAAATGTGGATCCTGAACCAGACGCATATTTAAACTGGACTGTGTATGCTCCTGAAGTTGAATTTTTTAAAATATAAAAAGTTTGAACATCTAAAGGGATTGTAACTATTTGATTACCTGTAATGGTGCCTGTAAACTCAATCATTCTGTGAGCAAGTTCTGCATTTAAAGAACCATCATTTACTGCTAGAGCCGTAGTTTGCGCACCACCAGCAATAGACTTTTGTATATAACCACCAGTTATTTGTTCTATAAGCTGTAAATTTGTATTAGTCTTTGTACCCCATGTACCGGCGTTTTCACCAGTTGCTTGAAGTTCTACACCCAATGGTGTGTATGTTGATGCCATATTTTATCTCCTATGCAGCGTCACTATAACTTGTATTTGATCCAGATGCAACATCCGAATAAGAGTCATTCGAACCCGTTGAAACATCACTATATGACGTATTTGAACCAGTGTCAACATCGCCATAAGCAAATATATTTACGGTTCCAATACTTGTAGTTATAGATTGGCTTGGTAATCCAATAATAATATCTGTTAAAGATATAGATCCAACACTAGCACTAAACGATTGACCTGTTAGTCCTAATGCTTCTTCAATCGTTAAAGATCCTACAGATGCTGTAGCTGATTGACCTGTTGGTTGAGCAACAGCACCACCTAATCCTACAATTGAACCTTGACTAAATGTTGCTTCTAATCCAGATGGTTGAACTACATCGTTTGGTATTGTAACACTACCAAGGCTAGCACTAATTGATTGACCTGTTAGTGTCGCTTCCTGTGAAGATATACCTTGTGCGGTTCCTTGTGCAGAGGTGATTGATAAACCAGAAACAATTGCTGTTTCGTTTGGCGCTTTTGCAGTTCCTTGACTTGCAGTAAACTCTTGGCCTGTTAGACCAATAGTCATGTCATTAACAGACACAGATCCAATAGAACTTGTTGCAGATTGACCAGTTAATCCTACCTGCATATCTACTACAGATAATGAACCAATGGAGAATGTTGCTGATATTCCCTCTACCATGACAGGAATAAAAGCTTCACCTTGTGATGATGTTATTTCAAAACTTGTAGGTGTAATTATTTGATCAGGTACATCTACTGAACCAACACTAGATGTAATAGATAAACCTGTTGGAAGTGCGATAGCATCTTTAAGTTCTCCCCATTCACCATCACTCCAAGCTTGTGCGCCCCAACCTGTTTTTAAAGTTACGGCTTCATTCCAGTTGGCTTGGCCCCAGGTGAACCGGCCCCATCCTGAAGATACCGACATGGTCGGCCTCCTATGCTAATCTGATGATCGCGTTACTTGCGTCTGCTGCTGGAAACTCAATTTTAAAAGTTCCATTACTAGCTGTTTTGTCACCGCCAAATGCAATTACACAAACAGCATCAGTTGTGCTTGAACCACCATCTGTTGTTGTATTGTAAATTAATGCACCATTTGCAGTGAAAGATGCAGATGAATAAGTGACATCTGAAAAATCTGTAAATGCTGTTGTTGAAGATAAAGACACACCAGAGTTTGTAAGAGTTGCTCCACCTGCAGTGTATGCAGAACCTGATGTATTAGTAATTTCTTCTGAAGTTGAATAGTCTGTTGTAGAAGCACCTAAATTTGCATCACTATCAAATAATGCAATCTTAAAAGTGTGTCCACCTGAAGATTCAAAACTATGTTTGCCTTGTAAAAGTTCCTGTTTGAAACTTGAACATATTGCTGATGATATTGCCATAACTTATTCTCCTACGGGTTTGCTGAGTTTACTGGTATACGAACAGCGCCATCAGTGTAGTCATCTCTTCGTCTTCTACCAACTTGCTCGTTAGCAAACTTCTGTACTTCTTGTTTATATTTATTTTCATACAAAGTCAACATGTCTATCGGGCCTTTTAAATAACCATACGCCTCTGATAAACAGCAATATAATAGTCCATTTGTAAAATTCATACTAATATAATTAGTGCCATCACCCTCTAAAAGGTCAGGCATTTTATTAAAATGCACTCTAAATCTGTATGTTGTATTAGGAACTGGAGCAAAAGCTATACGTCCAGATGTCGTATCTGATTCTCCTGTACCTCCACCAAACATAGCATAATATTTAGGTTGACCTTGAGCAGCCGATGTTCCTGTTACATCTTGATACTCTTGTAAGTATGTGTAGTCTTTTTTCTCTAACCATCTATTAGCTCCTGTAGTTTCTGATCCTGCGGTATCATAAACTTGTATACCTCTTATAAATAATGATCCTGCTGGAGCGTTAATAGATTCTTGTCCAGCCACTAAATTACCTAGTTGTTGTTTTCTATCTGCATCGATAGGCACATCTCTAAAAATTCTATATTGTGCATTTAAAATAATATTTTCTAAAACAGCATCTGTTAAGACATTAGAATCTGTTTCAGTATAACTTCTTATTTGTGTTTTTAATCCTGATGCACTTATTCCAGCCATTATATTACTCCTGCTATTTCTTTACAAATAGGACAACTTTTTTTATATCTATTGTGTGTTCCACATTTAATAGGTTTTCCATCTTTATTTGTATATTCATTTTCTACCTCTTCATGTAAAACAACAGGTATGTCTTGCCTTTGAGGTTTAAAAATATTTTTTATCCAATTCCAAATTTTTTTCATTACGCTGTTACCGTCACAGGTCCTGCTGATGCAGAGCCCCCTCCTCCTGTTTCAGTTATACTAGATGTTGTGCTTGTTGCAAAGGTATAATTATCATTATCTACTTTTGTAATTACATACCCCGCAGCTAAATTTATTGTTGCTGCCGCTACTCCACCAACTACATTTGCATTTCTAAATCTAACTCTGTCACTTGTAGATCTACCATGATCTGGTTCATTAACAGATATTGTTGTAGATCCATTCGTTGTTGTAAATGGGTTTAGTGGTAGTATTCTTGGAACTGACGTTTCTATTCTATCTGGTCTTACGTGTCTTAAAGATATAGAATCACCATTCATAGGTTTTGGTTCTAATTGTGGTTGCTTTGGCTCAAACTCTGATACATGCACAAACGATCCATTCCACTCTCTGACCATTTCTTTGTATGGAAACTCCATACCAGATCTATCTGATATTGCTCGTGCATATTTTCCTGTTGCGTATTTTGCCACTATTTTTTACCTTTTTTCTTTTTCTTTTTAGCACCACCAGGTCCTAAGGGTTTACCTACTTGACCACCCATAGCCATTTTATCTGCGTCTCTTAACCTATCAATATAATCTAAAAAATCATCAAAAGTTTTTACTCCTCTAGGTAATTCTCCTGCTTCTGAGGCTTTTTCAAAAGCTTCTCTCATTTTTTTATCTAATTCATCATCCATAATTATGCTCCTGGGTAATATGCTTTTGGTGTTATATGCGTGCTAGAAGCAGAACCATCTTCTGCTAACGCTCTCGCAAATTCATCTTCATAAATCAACTTCATAGGTTGAATTAAATTTGGTTGATACTTTTGTGCTAAATAATATGCAAGTCCTGATACCATACAAGGGACAAATCTAAATGGCACATCAGATGCATTTGTATAATCTCCTGCATCTTGTATTCTTTTTATAAAATAAAAATGCATATCTTTAGATGCATTTGTAGAATCTGGTGTAGGATAAATGTGTATTCTTACTTTATCAATAAATCTCTCTACCCAATATTGATTAGGTGTGCCTTTAGATAATTTGTTTGAGAATCCTGCATATGTAGATCTATCTACTTTAGT